CGAGCGCCAGCTACACGCGCACCGGCGTCGCGCTTGGTGATCACGGCGGCGCTTACACCTGCGCCGTGACTGACGGCAACGGCACCACTATCAGCAGTGCGGCCACGTTGACGGTGGCCGTGACATTCAGCGGAACGGTGCCGTCCTTTACAGGCACGACCGGCGCAAGCGGCAGTGTTGACCTTTCAAGCTACTTCTCAGGCGGCTTGTCGCGGACGTTTGCAGTGCTCTCAGGGTCAATGCCAACGGGCCTCAATCAAGCGGGCACTACGGCCGTGTGGAGCGGTACGCTGGGATCATCTGGCAGCGGCAGCTTTGTGGTGCGAGCCACCGACGCGGCAACAAACACCGATGTCACCAACACGGTGAACTGGGTCATTGGGCTGACGACGCCTGGCACCATCACCAGCGAACCATTGGCCAACAACAACAATGTTCCTTTGCCAAACAAGGCCCTGAAGTGGATCGGTTTCAGGAACTTCTCCAACGGCACCAGCGTGCTTGTCAAGACTGGGCAGAGCACAAATTCCTCTTCGCAATTCAGCGTCTCGGATGCTGCCCTGACGCCAGGCCAGATCTATCTGGTGGACTGGGTTACGGTTGACGGCGAGCGCGGCCACGCTTTGGCGCAAGCGGTATGACTTGGCGCACTGACTCGGCCCAGCTCATTGCTGGGCGGTGGATCACGTCGCTCTATGACGGGCACGGCGTGCAAGGCTCTGTGGTCCTGGCTTTGGCCGATGGAGCACAAGGTCCACCATTCGGAAGGGCCGACCTGGAGAGCCCGGCCGACGACACAGCAGAAGTGCGCTGGCAGATCCTGCGCTGGCCAGCGGCTGGAACATTGACGCCGCAAGAGAACAGTTCATTCGTCTTCAGCGGGGCCCCGCCCGGCCGCTACTTCTTCGATGTTGAGGGGTTCAGAAACGGTGCAAGCCGCGGCACCAAGCGGGTGATCCTGCTCATTGGGCCGCAGCTCACCCTCATTGAACAGTTGCACAGCGAGCTCAACACGCTGGCGTCTGGTAGTTCCTGGTACTCCGTGAATGACGCGCAAGCGTCGAGCAACGAAGACCCGTACCCTTTCATCGTGGTGCAGCGTGTTGGCAACGAACCCAACAACACCATGGACGGCATGAGCGAACTGCAGAACACGCGCATCCAGATCGACATACACGCCCGCACCATCCTGCAGGCCGACGACATCAGGCGCCAGGTGGAAGAGGCGATGGAAGTTTGGACGCTGCAGAACGTGCCCCTCTCAAGCCTGGATCTCTTTGACGAAGCAGCCCGCGTGCATCGCGTGGTGTTGGATTACTCAGTTTGGAGTGTGCGATGAAAAAGCAGGGTGCATCCGCAATTTGGCAGCAATGTAAGTAGCCTGCGCTTCATCAGCGGTCGCAAAGTGGCCAAGACATAGCCTCCGGCCATCAACTGAAATTCTCGCCCTGTAGCGGTTCGTGCGGCTGTTGAAGTCAATGCCGTGCTGAACTTTCCCGCGCCGAATGCGCAGTATGTTCTGAGAGTTCTCAGAGGCACTGACGCACCTGAGATTGGAAATTCGGTTGTCTGTCTTGTTGCGGTTGATGTGGTCAATGTGGCCTTCTGGTGCTTTGCCGTGAACATAGGCCCATGCGAGGCGGTGCGCTCGATGAAGTGTGCCCTCGAACCCGATGACGAGGTAGCCAGTTGAGCGCATCACGCAACCTGCCGACTGCCCCATCTTGACGGCGGGGCTCTGCTGTTTTGCCCATGTGAAGCGACCTGATTCGGGGTCGTAGTTCAACGCTTCACGCAGAGTCTTGATGTTCACTTTGGCCATTTGCTAAGGATAGTTGTTTTGTAGACCAATGAGGCCGCATTCAAGCGGCAATTCGCCTTTCACAACCCGCCCGCCCGGCAATCCGCTCGGCGGGCTTTTTATTGGAGTTTCATCATGACTCGTAGCACGGGGTTCAGCACCCAAAACACTCAACTTGCCATCGAAACCACGCCAGGTTCGGCCATTTCCGTCACCGGCATCACCAAGGCCGCTGCAGCCGTGGTTACTGCCACCAACACGCTTGCCGTCGGCGACGAAGTGGAGTTTGGCGCCATTGCAGGCATGCCTGAGATCCTGGGCGAAATCGGCGTGGTGACCGTGGCGTCTGGTTCATCCTTCACCGTAAACATCAACAGCAGCGCATATGCGACGGTGGGCACCACGGGCACCGCAGCCAAAAAGAACTGGCTGCGCATTGCCAACGCCAAGGACTTCGACGGCTTCAACGGCAGCGCCACTGAAATCGACAAGACTCACATGGAGAGCGACGCCATGGAGTACGACAAGGGCCTGGAGGACTTCGGTACGTTCACGTTCAATGCCGACACCGACGGCACAGACCCTGGGCAAGTTGCGTTGCGCGCCGCAAAGAAACTGACCGGCGCATCAGCCACCAAGGCTTTCCGCCTGCTCTACCCCGGCACAGCCGGAAAGAGGGTGTTCAAGGCCTTTGTCAAAAAGTTCAGCGAGGCCGGCGGCACAAATGCGGTGGCACGGAGCGCCGGCGAACTGCGCATCACCGGCACCGTGAACTACTACCCCTGATCGGAGCACTGAATGAGCCTATTGACCAAAGCCGCCATCTTGGCGGCGGCAGACCTGAAGCACGAAGACGTGGCTGTTCCCGAGTGGAATGGTTCCGTTCGCGTGCGCACGATGACGGGCACGCAGCGCGAGGTGTTTGGCGCATCTCTGTCCGGCGACGATGGCAAGGCCGACATGGGCACCTTCCGCGTGAAGCTGGTGGTGGCGTGCGTGGTCGGTGAAGACGGCGCAGCGCTGTTTGACTTTGACGACGTGAAGGCGCTCAGCCAGAAAAGCGGTGCGGCGCTCGAACGTGTGTTTGCAGTAGCCAGCAAGCTGAACGGCATGGCGGCCGACAGCGTGGAGAAGGCGCAGGGAAACTGATTCAGCGGCCCGAACGCCGCTTCATCTTGCGCTGGGCCCTGGCCATCGGGCGCACGCCAAGCGAGTTGCTGGCTTCAGTCAGCAGCCCGGAGATCACCGAGATGATGGCCTTTGATCAACTCGAACCGTTCGGGTCGCTGGCTGAAGAGTTCCGCATGGGCCAGATCGCTGCAGTTGTGGCCAACGTCAACCGCAACGAAGAGCGCCGATCAGAACCTTTCACGGCAGCCGACTTCATGCCTGCGCTTGCAGCTGCAAGAGAGCGCGCCAACAGGCCACCAGCAGACGAGACGCCAGAGCAGTTGGCTGCGAGGCTTGACCGCAGGTTGTTTGACGCGCACAGGGGGTGAACCATGGCAGACGGAATGACGTTTGAGATGGTGGGCATGGATGACTTCTTGCGCGAGATCCGCATGCTGCCAGACAGCATCCGCACGCGAGTGCTCAAGGGCGCTGTGGCTACGGGCGCAAAAGTGATGCGAAAGGATGCCGTTGCTCGCGCTCCAATCTTCAGCGGCAAGGTGTCAAGTGGCCATCCGCCACCAGGCACGCTGAAGCGGGCGATTTACCAAACCCGCATGACTCAGCTCTGCAGCGACACGCAAGAGGTCTGGAAGGTTGACGTGCGCCGCGGCAAGACAGCAGTTTCGACGCGAGGCAAGAACAAGGGCGTACGTAACCTTGGCCAAGATGCCTTCTATGCGATGTGGGTGGAGTACGGCCACTACACGCGAACGCCTGGCACGTCAAAGAAAGAGCACGCTCGCTTGCGCGGCGGCGTAGACCTGTACACGGGCAGCAAGTGGGTTCCAGCCCAACCCTTCATGCGGCCGGCCTTCACCTCCACGCAGAGTGCAGTGCTTGAAGCCATGGGCAACTACATCGACAACAACCTGAAAGACGCGGTGGCAGCTATGCGTTACGTGAAAGCACTGGCATGAGCGGCGGCAACGCGGGCAACCTGATTGCCCTGTTCAAGATTGACAGCACGGGCGCGCAAGCGTCCATGACGGCTGCAGAGATCACCACAGCAAAAGCGCTGGAGAGCATGAAGCGCCAGTTCATGATGGTGTCTGCACGCGTCAAAGAGCTGGAAGGCGGAACCAAGTCGTTGAACTCGAACTTGAGCATGGCAAAGGCCACGCAAGAGGTGCGCAACTTCGGGCAAGCCGCGGAACTCAGCAGCAAGCAGTTGGCTCGCGCCAATCAGATGCTGCCAGCGCAGATCAGCGACATCGTAGTCAGCTTGGCCAGCGGGCAGCAGGCCTGGCTGGTTGCGCTTCAACAAGGCTCACAGATCAAAGACAGCTATGGCGGCATTGGCAACGCTGCGAGCATGTT